GTATAAGAGACAGCGAGTGCCCCGACGGCGATGGTTCCTGCGTCGATCACAGGCCATACACCTCCCCGGACTTCGGGTCGACGTGCACGGCGGCCGGAGGTTCGAGTTCCCGGGACTCCGTCCCAGAGGTCCGGGTCTGCGGGTTCGGGGTCTCCTCGAGTTTCTTGATCGCGGCTTCGAGTTCCTTGATCTTCTCTTCGGAGGCCTTCGCCTGGTCGGCAAGCTTCCCTTCCAGTTCCTTGACCTTCGGGTCTTCGCCTGCTGCGGGTGCGTTCTTGCCTTTGAGTTCCTTGACCTCCGCTTCGAGAGCGGTGATCTTCTCCGTGGCGGCTTTCAGGGCCGCTTCAAGTTCCTTGATCTTCTGATCGTCTGCCATGTCTGGCTCTCCTTCGTTCTCCCGGGGCAGGGTGCATGTCTGGCACGCCCCGACGTTGACGATCGCCGCACCGACCATCTGCAGAGAGGTGAGTTCGTAGCGGCGTTCGCGTTCGTTCCAGGTCTCTTGCCCGATGTGCTCGACGGACGAGTAGACCGGGATCCCCTTCTCCTGTGCCCACCGGACGTACGCGATGGTGTCGCGGCTCTCCTGGGTGCGGCCGTGCAGGAAGATGTCGCCGATGATGGCGTCACCCTCGAACCGCTGGTTCGAGATGATGCCGACCTTCTCGGTGATTGCACGGGGCACTCCGCCGCGGTGCCGGGACCAGTACGAGTTGTCGGCCCAGTTGCCGGCGTTCGCCCGGAGTATGTCGGGCGGGTAGAAGAGAGGGGTCTGCACCTGCGAATCAGTCCAGGTGCCGGCGGCAAGGAGGCGGGCGTTCCTGATGAGGAGCCCGCCGTCTACCTCCTGGAGGGCGGTTGGACTGAGTTCGAAGCGAAGTTCGCGTCGGCGTTCGACGGGCATTATCCCGTATAAAGGAGTGTTCAATATATTTGAATTTCCAAAATGATAGTTTCAGGAAGCCGTCTTCGGCTTCCGGACCTGCCTCTGCTTTTTCTGCTCCCGGGCCTTCAGATCCCGGATGTAGTTCCGGACCGTCTGCGTGCTGCGGGACCCACCGTTGTCATCAGAGTAATGGATCGCCAGGTGCCGGGCGATCACAGCTGGGAACTTCTCGTCGGCCCACTGCTCGATGAAGGCCTTCTCCCGCTGCGAGAGAGGCTTGCCTGAGGTCACAGCACCACCCCCCAGTACGCGAGAAGAGTCGCCCCTACCACCTGCATGACCCGGGCCACATAGAACCCGCCGAGGTAGTAGGGGTATTCGGCCTCGATCTCCTGCCGGTTTGCCTCAGGGTAGTCCTCCGGGATCGTGCCCGGCCGGAGATGTCGGAAGGCGGTGCACATACCGAGCCACCACGCGTGGACTTCGGAGGGGTCGTCGAGGAACGTGTTGAGGGTCTTTTCTCTGTCCCATTCTTCGTCGGTCATATTAATCGTCCTCATCATCAATGACTGGCAGGAGCGTGCACCGGCACAGCGGGTGCAGCGGGCAGGAGGGCACTTTGTCGATGTCGAAGATCCTGCCGTTCAGCGCGGCGCATTTCTCGCAGGTGTTCTCATGCCCCGCTGTGAGCCACTGCACCCGTTTGATGCCGTGCTGGGAGTAGCGGAGTTTCGCGCCCTCGTTGCAGGCATACATGGTCTCCGTGTGCGCCATGAGGCGTGCCCGGTGGATGCCGATCGCGTCGACCCGGCCGGCGAGACGGTCGCGGAGTTTGAGTATGCTTTCACCTCGATTGATCCCTTCGGTCAGCTCGGCAACGATCTGCTTGTTCATCTCGGCGGCGATGCCCTTCAGCGCCGTGAGGTTGCGAACCTGCAGGACATCGATCACCCGCCAGTCGGCCGGGCCTTCGCCTAGCTTTGAGGAGATGCCGACCCGGGCGAGCGCCCGCTCGGCGAACAGAACCCCCTGACGGTACCCGGTCTTCGCCTGGTCGCTGACGATCACTTCCCCGGGAGCGAGGATTGCTTCCCGAGAGAGCATGTCCAGCCTGTCAACCAGCCAAGAGATCTGAATGTAGGGGGGCTCGAGGGCCCGTGCCTCGTTCTCCCGGGCGAGGGTCAGGGACTCCAGGGCCGCGGTCTTGTAGCGGCGGAAGAGCGCGACGAGTTTCCGCTCGTAGGTGGCCCGCAACGTCTTCGACTGCATCGGGTCCCGGAGGGTGCTGCGGGAGAGGGTCACTTCTCGCCTTCCTCCTTCTCCCACTCGTCGGGGTCCACGCCGAGACGGTTCTGTGCCCACCGGCGGCTGATGACGGCGAAGGGGTCCATCGGGGTGGCGCCCATGATGGTGGATAACATCTGAGAGACCTGCATCTCATCTTTCGGGCTAGCGTCGTTAAATACTAGTTTTACGACTCCCGGGCGGCCGGTGATCCGATCAATAACATTCCGATTATAACAAGCGGCAAGACGGCGCTGAAATAATCCGATTTTCTTGTAGAATGCTTCAATTCTAGATACAGCAGTGGCGTCCGTGGAGCCACGCCGCAGGCCGAGGAGTTCCTCCGGCACCCCGAGTGCCGCTATGAGCCGCTGCAGGGTGATGTCATTATATTCAGACAGGTGCTGCACCCCCCCGGCGTCGAGTGGGGAGATTCTGACCGGGCCGTTCGTAACGAACTCGTTGTTTTTCTCGATATCCTCAAACGCCGCCTCGATTGCGTCCATCTCCTCATCAGAGACGGTGTGCTCTCCCGACTCGTTCACAGCAATGTGATATTTCGGGTAGCCGTGGCGATGGATCGCCTCCGCTGTGCTTTCAGCGGTTTTGGTGTCCCTCTGGATGTCGTCCAATGCTCGTCCGATAAGGGATTTGCCGTATTTGCTACCCGCAACAGATATAAACCGAAGATCTGTCACCTGTTTGGGGGCGAGAGACACATCGTTACTGAGTGAGCCCCCTAAGACCTGCCGATAACCCGTCACGACTCCACGACTGTCGGCATCGATCTCGATCGTTTCTGAAGGGATGGTGGCCAATCCCACAAGCCGGTCCTCGGCACCCCCCCGACCGAAGACGTTTTCGACGAATCCGTCCCCGATCACAAGAGCATCTATAATCTGCTCCCACCAGATATCCTCGATTCCGACCTTGTTAAAAACGGCCTGCACCTGAGAGGCGGCCGTCTTGTCCCCTTGCAGAGTGTAGCCCTGACCGAGCATGTAGAGCGGGTAGAGGTCGATCGCTTCCGAGATCAGCCCGCCTTGATCATAGATGGTGCGGTACTTGTTCAGGAGGGTGCGATCACGATCGCGCCGTGCAAACCAGTCTAGTTCTTTGCCGCCGGCCCGGGCATAGGTCTTCCGGGTCGGTTCCGTGCCAGAGGGCGCGAGCGCCCTGCGTACTCTGTTGATGATTGTGGTCATGTTCCTTTCCTCCGCCGGCTGCGGGCGGATACTCTCCCAGTGGTTGATTGAGTCAGTTCTGTCATCGCCCAGACCAGGGCGTCCATGCGGTCAGGCGACGGGTCCCCGGAGTCGGGGGCCCAGTCGCACATCTGGTCTTCTAGGAGCGGGAACGTCCCGACGTGGTGGACTTTGCCCTGTTCATAGAGGCTGCTGATCGGTTCGGCGCGAGTCTGCTTCCCCCGGGACGCCCAGACCCCCCGGTATGAGAGGGTTCGATCTACGGTTCGGAGGTTCGCCTCGACCAACTCCCCGCCGTTGTTCTTCTCGGCGACTACTCGGTCGGCCCGATACTGATCGTAGACTCGTTTCACAGCGGTCGCCCAGGTCAGAGGGGTGCCCTGGAGCGAGGCGTCGGCCAGGACATAGTAGTGGCCGGCGGCGTCGACTCCGGCGACGACGATCCCGGTCTCGTCGCTCTTTGGGTCGGAGGTGACGGCCGGGTCCACCCCGACGACGATCCGCAGCAGGGGCGGGTGTTCCCGGACCCGGAGCGCCTCGATGACGTTCCGCGACCAGAGCGCCCCGGGGTTGTCGTCGAGAATCTCCCCGTTGAGCTCCTGTCTCCCGAGCCGGGTCCCCTCGTATTTTTTGACGATCGCCGTGAGGAACGCCGGGGCGAGGTTCCGGGCGTTTTCATAAGTCGTTCCCCGGGTGACGACGGTCCCGGGGTCCGCGACGAGGTCACGGATCAGCCTGGTGGGGCGGGGGGTCGTGGTGGCGACGACCTGCGGGTTGGTGCCCAGGCGGAGGCCGAACATCGCCATATCCCAGGTCTCCGGATACTTCCAGGCTGCAGGTTCATCAGCCCAGATGAAGTCATGCTGCGGCCCACGGAGGCGGTCCGGCTCCTCAGCGGAGAAGAGGGTTGCGACGGCGCCGTTGGGCCAGGTCAGGCGCCGCTTCGACGGCTCGTAGAGGGGACGGAAGTCCGGAGGGCTGCACGCCAGGATCCCGCTCTCCCCCTCGACCATGACGTCCCGGGCGTCGGCTGCCGTGGGGGCTATCAGGCCGACCCGTTTCGAGACGCCGCGCCGGACCCGGTCGATCGTCGTCTCGGCACCAGTCCGGGTCTTCCCGAACCCACGGCCGGCGAGGATGAGCCAGACCCGCCAGT